TTCTTTAATAAATTTTGTTGTATATTTTTGCCTAATAACGGTATAGCATTTCTTTTAATGGCTATGGCATCAAATGGTCCTTCGCATATTACTAACGGTATATTCCAGTTAATAAACAACTCAAATGGTATTACATCACGTGATGTTTCAGGATTACGATATTTAATAAATGGTTCTTTTTCAAATGAACGACCTGTAAAATAATTTAAATCACCTTGTTCATCGTAAGATGGAATGATAACCATCTTAGCATATCTTCCAAACTCACAATACCCTATATCATATTTTTCAATATCGTCTTTAGTAATACCTCTAGATTTTAAATATGAAAATGCATGTCGTGCTAAAATATCTCTACTACCTAAGATTGATTTATATTCTTCTGGTAGTTTGAGTTGGGTTTGGTTAGATTGTTTTTTTACTTCAATTTCACTACCAATTAATTTTTTTAATTCCTCATACTTTTCAGGTGGAGCTTTAACTTGTTTAAATAATGAAGAAACACGACTTCCTTTTTTATCACAAGCCCAACAATGAAATGGATTATATCCTTTCTTATGTTGAGTAAAATTAACTTCTAATTTTGGTTTATGATGGTTGCAGTAAGGGCAGGCATAGGCTCTATTACCTCTTGCTGTTCTTTTACCTGCACCTAGTACAGAATCTACTAAATTTACTAATAGTTCATTTATCATTGTCCGTAATATACGAACAATATTTCACACATCAAAGTCACGAGTGAAGAACTTTCCGAGAATGTTATCATTAAAGAACTCATCAGGTTTTTCTAAAACCTCATATAGTATTTGATATTTTAACTCATAGTAAGTTAATAATTTTTTTGTAGGAGAACAAATTATAATTTGACGGTCGAAGTTTTCTTTTGGTTCAGTTTTATATAGTTCTTTCATATATTTATTTGAACCCCAATAAGTTTTCCAATTAGATTCTTTAACTGCCATTTTATATACAGGACGTCTACCTACTATACCTGCAAGTTCTTTAAGTTCTTTTTTACCTAATTTAACTTTAGTAGTATTTTGGAGTATTTTTCGGCCTATGTAAGTTTTATTGGTTGGTTTATGTGTTATTCGATATACAAAACCATAAGTATTATCAGGAAAATCGGAGATTGTCTCCATTTCTTTTTTTATATAAATCCAATTCATAATTGTTTTTTAAGTATCGAAGTTAACTTGAATGATTGTATCACAAAATTTGGATACTGGGACGGGGTATGAGAGTTTACCTACAGCTACTAATTCTGTGTCATTTGTGTACAAACCAACAGTTGTTATGTAAGGGTCAAAGACAGAACCTGTTGCAAAGTCATAATAAACATCATTTAAACTTCCAGTTGCATCTAAACTTTGAGAAATAATACTTGGGTTTAAAGAAAATCCAAATTCATTTTCATTTATAATGCATTTATATTGATTTTCATATATGGTTATAGATGAAGAGAATCCAACTTTAAAATCTTCTAATAGGGATGTTGATGAACTAATGTCACTTCCCATTTGAGTTAAAGAACTTGTTGTAAATACAGCTATACCGTGAGAATAAAATATTTGACCTATTATTGTTCCTGGTAATCCTTCGGATGATATGGCACCATAAGTACCAGCACCATATATCGCACCTCCATAACTAGCAGCACTTCCTGATATAGTATTTAAAATTAAATTTCCATTACCATCATCTGATACACCAAACCCATATCCTGATGATGAAGTGTATTTCAATTCAAATGATGAAGGTACTATATTCTCACCAAATAGTTTTTGTGGGATAGATACTATTGTAATATCTCCTAAACTATTTCCAACTCCCGTAGGAAAATTTCTAGATTGGGTTAGTGTTGATTGTAAATAATTTTCATATCTTGGAGATTGGGCTTGACCAAAAGCTACAGTATCTGCAGCGGTTGCCCCAGGTATTATACTAGCTGTTGGGACAAAATCTCCTAAACTTCTAGTTAAATAGTTTGAATAATATAATTGCTTTGCACTATTATATACTCCTGTTGTGTTATAGGTTGATATAAGTCCTGTGGGGTCCGCAACTTCAGACATTATTGATCCTGAAGGATTAATACCTTGAAAGATATCAACTCCAAGATTAGAGGATGTAATAGCCGAACCTGTAAGGTTAAATCCTTTGTTTGCTAAAAAAGGGTTTATTACGACATCATTTGTTGAAAATTGTTTGTAGGCTGCCATTCATTTTAAAAATCAAGCTTAACTCTTACGAGTAATTCTTTAGTAAAGTCTTTAGGTAAAGGTCTTGATAGTTTTGCTACTGCTAATAACTCACTATTATCATTATATAATCCTACGGTTGTAATGTATGTTTGAGGGTTATCAACAAATGATGGGAATAATACTACACCCGTTGAACCTGATATAAATGATGGGTTTTCTGAATAATTAAATGCTGAATTTCTTGCTCTTACAAATACAAAATCAGATGATAATGTTTCATTACTATTTAAAGTAAAATTTGAACCTGAATTAAAAGAATCAAATAAATGATTTGCATTTAGTGATGCTGAATCAAATGAACGAGTTACTTGAAGTGATATACCTCCACTTGCTGCCGGTACCTCTAAAGCTTTAGCATTTAATAATATAACCCCAATATCTGGTAGTAACCAACCATATGATCCTGAGTTAGCAGACCAACCTTCAGTATTTAAAGCTCCACCACTTAACGATCCTGCTGAACCTGAAATAAGATTGTATCTTCTACCCGCATCTGTAAATACTACTGATTGGTTTAGTTGGCTGTCATCTGTTAAATGGAGGGTTTGGACTGTTGAGTTATAATTTGATAATACTATTGATGTTAATCCTGGTAGAATAGATTCTTTATATCTTGCTCTTTCAATATTAAGTGCATAAAAGTAAGAACCTGTAGTATTACCAAATATAAAATCTGCATTCTCGTCTCCTAAAACTAAAGTTCTATATTGACCAAAATTAGATCTGGTTGCTGTTGATCCTGTTACTAAAGCGTTAAAAAATGTACTACCACTACCTTTTACATCACAATAAGCTATTGCGAATTGAATTGCAGCCGAGTCATCTGTAGATGCTGTTTGGTATACATCTGTATAGTATTCTTTAGTACTACTTCCCATTTGTACCGAGGATGAGAAGAAGTTTGTTAAAGATGGGGTATTGTTACTCCACATAGTGGAGGCAACTGCGTCGTTGCTTAAAACAATATCTCCTAGTTCAAATCTTGTAAATGCCATAATTTTATATTATAATTTTTTATCCTCCAGTTGTAAATGCAGAAGTTGTTGCTGATTGGTTTATTGTGATTGGGATTTGTACTCTTGCCCCACTATCTCTACCTATAATTGTTAAGGTAGCATATAATGCTGTTTGGGTTCCAAATAATGTATTAACTCCAGTTGCAGCTACTGATAATGTAGTTCCAATTACTGTTTGTGAAACATTAGTTCCGTTAGTAGTTGTAGTTGTTTGGGAATTTAATTGACTAGCTGCTGTTGATTCAATTCCAGTACCTTGGAAACTTGAAAATAATCTAGCATCCGAAACTGTAAATGTATATCCACTTGGTTCTGTTGTAGTAGTGTAATTTAAAGTTGTAGGAGTTATTGCTTGAGTAGCTAATTGAGCTAATGTTAAACTTGGTGGAACATTTAATATAGGTAATCTACTAGTACCACGTGGTAAAGTAGCTAATTTATATTTCATGATTTGTGTTTCATCTGGAAATGCTTCTAATAGAGGCATATTTTCAATGGCCTCACCATAATATGCTGAGCCTGAAGGGTGTGATGGATTATACAAAGTATAATCAATTTCATCATCTGATAAAGCATATTGTGTAATAGTAAAACCACCCTGCCCAGCGGCTAGAAGTTCTCTGCCTTTTTTTGTTAAGATAGCATCAATTGTTACTACTTGATTATTTAAATATCCCATTGTTTTTGTTTAATTTAGTTATAAATATACGGTTCTTTTATTTCTATTCCAAGTTCACCTTTAAGATGAAGTAAATCTACCTCCTCCTCCAGTATCTTTAGAACTAGGTGGAACAGCGTTTTGTTGTTGTAATTGGTTAATTATAGTTTGCACATTGTTCTTTTGTGATTCTGATAGATCCTCTGGTATTAAATATCCATCACCTGTTTTAGTTTGAGCTCCATATGATTGAAATGGAGGATTTTGGAAAACCATTACTCTATCATCGGCATCAACTCTTTTTCTTAATGTAAATTGATAAATTTCACCATTAGGAATAGGAATATCTAATGTTGAAGGGTCAGGTGTTACTGCTATTCTATCAAATACATTAGATCCTGATACTGGGGAGGGGGTTGCGGAGACGAAAAATTGCATTTGTCTTGTATATGATTCAGAATGGTTTATAACATCTAATACTTGAAAATCTTGTGTAATTAAAGTTTTTACATTATCATTATCACTTACATTATATGTTACCCTAATTTCATCACCTCTTTCTGCTAAAAAGTTTAAATCAAAATCTTCATAAGCAGTTAAACTAGCACCGCCTCTAGATGAAGATGTATTAAATTTAAAATAATTTTCATTGGTTCCTGGGGAAACTAATACTCTTTGGGGGAAAGATACATCATAGGGTAAACCAGGTTCTTCAAGGTTGGATGGTAAAGATGGATTAGGAAAAGCACCTGATCCTATCCAAAGAGGATAATCGTTAATTATTTGATTTTTTACCCAATAATTCCAAGTGTGTAAAGAAGATAATAAATTACCATAATAAGTTTTACTAACGTTTCTTGGGGTTGTTGAAGATGATACTTGAAGTCCTAAACTCATAGAAACATTTGCTGCAGGTCCCTCTAATTGAATAAATCCACTTCCGGTTGAAGCCCAATATGACTCCCCATAATCAAATCCACTCGGTAGAACAAAAGAACTTGTTAAGTATCCTATTAATTCATCTCCCTGTGGATCAGTGATAAGTGGAAATCCACCAGCACCCCCAGTCCCTTGTGGAAATATAATGGTAACATTGTTAGCTGTTGTGAAACTTGAAGAGATTGTATAATTACTTAAAGTTCTTTGAGTTGTATATGATGTTTGATATTCTAAACCTCCTTGAAAAATCTCACTATTTCCTATCTTTAATGCACTGTAATCAATTACAACAGATCGTGATGATGATATAGGGTTTGATCCATCTGCATCGGTTTTTGTAATTTGAACTAAAGGAGATTCAATTTGTTTAGTTCCATAAGCAATAGTTGCTTTTCTTCCTTTTTCAAAAGTATTTGTAGTTGCTGATAAATTTTTATTAGAACCATCTATTTTTACTGTTACAGGATTAACTGTTAATGAATTTTGTGTTATATCCTTTTGAGGAATTTCAATTAATTTATCAATATTAAATGTGTAAGTACCTGCTTTTGTAAAATTATTTATTGATTGTTCAAAATGAGCTATATATCGTGGATACTTATCAATTGCTGCAGTCTTACCATAAGTACTATCACCTCCCCAACTGCCTGTTTCTCCATTGGCAAATTCAACATTAGATCCAGACGCTGCATAAGTATTATAATCTGCACTAGTTACTTTACTACCTGAATATCTTGGTATTGTTACTTTTTTAGCTGTATAATTACTTTGGGGTACTTGTGCCTTTTGAGCTGAGCCTGAAGCTATTTGTTGTAAATTAGATGTTGTATTTATTCCAAATTGATTTTCAACTACATACCTATATGGGTTTGGTCTATTTGCATTGTAGTTATTTGGAGTAGCATAATATATACTATTTTCAAATATATTAACACCATCAAGTAATTGGATATAGGGATCAAAATTATATTGAGATAATCTACTTTCTAAATAAAAGTTAGGTAGACCTATATTCTGTCTACTAGTGATAGGATTATATAAGAAACTACTTATACCTTGAGAAAAAGGTTCTGCTGATGTAACTAACCTATCACTAAATAGTGAAGTTGATTGTGATGTAGGGGATATTAAAGCATTGTCTGAAGCTGTTAATACAAAATTAAATGTTGTGTCTGAATTAAATGTTGGAGAATTATCTATATCAATTAGATAATTGTTTTTATCTCTACTAACTTCGTTTATTGATAAAGCAATGGGAACTGAATATCCACTACCTGAGTATAGTATATTTTCAGCAGTTACCAGAGGGTTAGTGGTAATTAAACCATATGGATTTAATGACATTGTATAACTTACAGGAAATGAATATAAACTTGCTGACCCGGGTGTTGGTGGATTTTGTTGTAAATCTTCCAAAGCTTGGGCTTGAGCAGTAAGAACATTATTCATTGCATAGTTAAATGAAGATGTTGTATCCGGGACTAAAGGGTTCCAAGTGGCTATAGGTACGGTTAAAATCTTACCATTGATGGCATTGAAATACCAGGATGAAGTTATAGCATAAACATCGGGTAATATTATAGGTCTTCCTGTACCTATAGTCTCACTAGTACCAAAAAATTGGTAAAGACCATCACCTTGTAAGTTATTACTTGAAGGTCCACTTACGTTTTCTGGTAATTGAGCGGTAAATGCTGAAACCCTAGGCATTAAAGCTGTAGAATCAACTGTTGAATAAGGTAAATTCCCAAAATTAGGATCAGTATCGGGTAGGTTATTAATTGCCCCTGAAATGTTTAATCTAAGGTATGGTGTTAATTGGTTATAATTATAACTTGCACTGTAAGGCCACCTAATATTACCATCGTTTGGTTTTGGGTTTAATGCAGATAAAGTACCTGCAGCACCATTTCCAAAAACTACACTAGGTTCAGTAAATAGTCTTGGTAAATTAACAGCATAATTGGCATCTGCTCCTCCACCTCCAGCAGAAACACCAGGATATAGGTCTTGATTATTATAATTTGGAATAATTATATAAGCAACCTCAAAAATTGATTCACCAGAACCTGGATTTGGGTCATTTTCCCATAAACCTACGATTACAGGATTATCATCAGCAGTACTAGAATAAAATGTTCCTAAAGTAGTTGGGAAATAAAGTGGGGATGAAGCTTGGAATATTTCAATACTCTCCATTTTAATGGTTCCACCACTGTTATCTACTGGGATGAAATCTCCTTTGGATGCTGTAATGACACAAATAGAATGGGTAGGATAATACATATGACCTAATGCTAACGCTGCGGGTTCTGCTACTCCTGATGAGTCGAATACCTCAGGGGCGTTTAAAGATTGAGTAAATTTTGTTAAAATTACATCTGTTTGGTAGAAAACTTCTGTTATAGGTGCTTTAGTAAAAGGATTATCGAAAAGTGATTGTGTAGTTACTATAAATTCACTACCACTAAACTCACCATCATAAAATTCCTCTTGTTGGTTTATTGTTTCTACTACATTACCTAAAACTGTTTCATTTATAAGTTCATATGATTGAGTATTAGGTATTTGACCATAACCTGCAATACTAGGATTTGATTGATTTGATCCAGATTGTTGTTGGAACGGGTAACCTACATAGTTAAATGAATTTACACTTCCCCCCCCACCTACAGTAGGTAATATATAATCTTTAGTTAAATCAATACTTTGAGATAATACTATATTCTCCATTATAATTGGAGTATTTAAAGCACCTGAAGGTGTTACTGCTACTATTGTTCCTTCTGAAATTTGTACAGGTTGAAATCTATTTCTTTCAAGCATGTGTTGTTTAATAACAATACCTGTAGAAACACTTGTACGAGCAGGAACATAGGATTTAATTGCTTTAAATATTGAGTTATCAAAATATTTAATTAATCTTATGTAATCGTAAACACTTCCTTCTGTATATTTTTGAAAGTAATCTTCTGCTACTTTTCGTAATTGGGGGTAATAATCATCAGATGATGATATAAATCTAGGATCTGCTATAGTATCTGCTATAACACCATACCCAAAGGAAGCAATAATATCATCATTTATTTCATCTTGTGGTGAAAATGCTACCTCTAAACTATTAATATTTTCAGTATAACTTCTACTAATTTGAGCATCTTGTTGAATACTAATTCTATTAGATAAAATGTTACCAAAATCATCACCATCTCTTATTTGAATTTTATCTGAGATTCGATTTCTAAACCCAATAGCTGGTTGGTCTAAGAAATAGACTTCTGTATTGGTTTTACTATAAGTTTTGGTTGTGTTATTTTCGTAATATATAACATTATAGGTGCTTGAAACAACATTACCTGATGGATTTACAAAAGATCCAGTAATTACTATTTCAGCTGATCCAGTAATTGCGGGGTGCATTGATGTTAATACTTCAATTGAAGATGCACTTACTGAAGATGTAAATATACTTTCTAATTCATTCCCTAATGGGGCTCTAAAGTTAACTATATCAAATGATGATTGTGAGCCTGTAATTGAATTACCTTCAATAGATTCAGGATTCATTACAAAATCATTAAATGTTGCTTCTGGAATATCATTTGAATAATATCTAAATTCCTGTAAAGAACCCGAAAATATTTTTCCTGGTAGGCCAGTTGTTATTCCTCCTATACTTGAACCTGAAACGAACCCACCTAAATAAATTCCATCAGCTGATGTTGTTCCAAATTTATTCCAAGCTTCATTAATTGAAGATGAAACATTAGATACTATACTTGCTGATCCTTCAAATCCTATTTGAGCTCCATCCCAACCATTATTGATTTTATTTTTAGCATATAGTGTATAAGTGGTTGCTGTTGTGTTATTGCTTGTTTGAACGTGTTGATTTCGTTGCAACATTACTGTCCACCATCCTTTGTCGAAAAATGGAAGATATATGTCATTTGACGTTGCAACACCGCCATCAGCCGCAGCACCCGATATATGGAAACGCATTTTTCCCCAATTTTCATATTCGCTAGATGCTGAACCAGAATACGATCCAGTTGCTATAGGTTCATAAAATAATGAAACTCCAAAATCAAAATCAGTTGAAGTATCATCTCCATCTGATTTTTTAACTGCTAAAGATTGTGTGAAAAATTCACCTGCAAATGATGATGAAGGATAACCTGTAGTTTTAAATCTAAATTGGAAATTATCAGGTACTATATATCGCCCACTATCTGCGATTCTATTTCTCTCCAATGGCATCCAAGGGAATACAACTGAAGCACTTGCTACATTTTGAGTTGATGCCGGGTGGAAAGCATAACTATATCTGTTATACCATAAATCATAATCATCAGAATTGTCTTTATCTTTTCCCCCAAATTCATTAATTCTTAAAATAGTACTTGGTATACCCCAAATATTAATAAGTTGTCTTAAACCAGCAATTGTACCTTTCTTTTTAACTAGATAAGACATATTGTGGTAAAGACGTTTAAATATTTCTTTACTTACTTTATCAATTGCGTATGGGTAACCAGGTTCACTAAGCTGAGCTACATAATCTTCAAATGAATATCCATCATTCCAATAGTTAACTACAGAACCATTATTAACAGCAATATAATTAGTTATTAATTCACTCCCAGTTGGAGGAACATAGACACCATCATTTTCACCAGTTAAACCTATAAAGTTATCTTGGTTGTTAAAATTATTCCCAAACCCATCATATCCTAAACTCGCAATAACATCATCGGCTAATCCTAAAGGAACACCATCACTTATATTATTTGAAGTATTTAACTTTTTAGTAACTGCTCTTGTGTATAACCATACTTCATCAAAGCTTTGACCAACCATATTTGAAAATTCAAGATATTGATTGTTATCACCATTATCTCTAATAAATTCTGGAATGGTGTAGTATAACCAGTTTTGATTAGAATTATCGTAAAATGAGGCAGATAAAATTATACCCCCATAATATTGAGAATCATCAACATCACTACCTAACCAAGCAGAAACACTTGTATTAGTTGTAGGTAATAAATCAAAAGGATATGATGAACCTGTTTTTGGATATGAAGATGAACCGGTTCCATAATATAAAAAATACTCATACCCATCAAAATTTTTAATAAGAGTTTGAATATTTGTTGTTGCAGAAGCAACACTTGAAGAAACTTGAGGAGTAGTTAAAGTTACCCCGGTTATGCTATTAAGAGTTGTAATGTCAGCCTCATAAGCTTGAATTTGGGTTACTTTTTCTATAAAATTTTCTATTCGTTTTTTAGCAGAGGAAAAATTAATAAATTCATTAAAAGTACTATATGAATAGTCAGGTGTTAATAATACACCTTTTTGGTTTAATTTATTTTGTAATTCATCTGCGGATGATGTTGAATTTGTTCCTAATAATTCAGATCGAGATTGGAGATTTGTTGAATTATTTAAAAATTCATTTACTTTTAAATTATAGTTTGGACCTTTAAGGAAAGTAACATTATTTAAATTTTCATCAATTAGTGGTGGGTGAGATACATTATAACCTAAAGATTCTGCTGGTTTTGTAACTACAGATATTGTATCTTTTATACTAAATTGTGGAGGTAGTGATTCATACAGTTTTATTAAAAGACTAAATTCTGAGGTTGTATCATCTAGTAAACAATTTACTGCTATTTCAAGTT